AAGAGAGGAGGGAACAGTGGATGGTAGAGGTTCTAAAGGATCACTTCATGGTTTGACTAAGTTTACAATGGATGATTGTCCACCTAATTTATTTTTTTTAGAATATATATCTAGACCTCCAACTGCTGAAATATTTTTTGAAGATGTTCTTATGGCTTGTGTATTTTATGGAATGCCAATACTTGCTGAGAATAACAAACCAAGACTTTTGTATTATTTTAAAAGAAGAGGTTACAGAGGGTTTTCAATGAACAGACCAGACAAGACAATGCATAAACTATCTGTAACAGAAAAAGAAATAGGTGGAATACCTAATTCAAGTGAAGACATTAAGCAAGCACATGCTGCTGCTATTGAAGCTTATATTGAAATGTTTGTTGGATATAACAACGAACAATATGGAACGATGTATTTTCAAAGAACGCTTGAAGACTGGGCTTCATTTAATATAAATGACAGAACAAAACACGATGCCTCAATTAGTTCGGGATTAGCTATAATGGCTTGCAATAAAAATAAGTACAGACCCATTGCCGAAACAGTGAAAGAACCATTGAATTTAAATTTTTCCAGATATGACAATAGAGGTAATGAATCAAAAATAATTAATAGATGAAATTAAACACTGGTGTTAATAGTGCGTTTCCAAGTCAGATGGTATCTGAGGAAGAAAAGAGAACGTTAGAATATGGTTCAAAGGTTGGGCAAGCTATTGAATATGAATGGTTTAGAGGTGGTAGAGTTAATGGAAGCAGATGGAATACAGGTTATCAAAACTTTCACAATTTAAGATTATATGCTCGTGGAGAGCAGAATGTACAAAAATATAAAGATGAATTGTCTATTAATGGTGATTTGTCTTATTTAAATTTAGACTGGAAGCCAGTACCAATTATACCTAAGTTTGTAGATATAGTTGTTAATGGTATAGCTGCTAAAAAATATGATTTAAAAGCTTACTCTCAAGATCCCTTTTCTTTAAAACAAAGAACTGATTATGTAGGGGGAATATTTAGAGACATGCAGGCTCAAGATTATTTAAATAAAATACAAGAGGTGACTGGTTTAGATCTATATGCCTCAGATGCTTCTAAATTGCCACAATCAAAAGAAGAATTAGAGGTTCATATGCAATTAAACTACAAACAGGCTGTAGAGATTGCAGAAGAAGAAGCTATTAATAATACTTTAGCTTTTAATAAATATGATTTAACTAAAAAAAGAATGGTTGAGGATATAGTAACTATAGGTATAGGTGCTGTAAAAACTTCTTTTAATAAATCCGAAGGTGTTGTGATTGATTATGTTGATCCTGCAAATTTAGTTTATTCCTACACTAATGATCCTAATTTTGAAGACATATATTATGTTGGTGAGATAAAGTCTATGACTTTAGCTGAAATCAAAAAAAGATTTCCATATCTTACTGATGAAGAGTTACAAAAAATGACTAAATACCCTGGTCGTGACGGGTATATAGCTAATCCAAATTATGATAACGATTTAGTTCAAATATTATTTTTTGAATACAAAACATTTATTGACCAAGTTTTTAAAATAAAAAGAACAGAAAGCGGTTTAGAAAAAGTTATAGAAAAGCCAGATTACTTTAATCCACCACCAAGCGATAATTTTGATAGAGTTTCAAGAAGTATAGAAGTCTTATTCAGTGGAGCTAAAGTTATGGGAGTTCCTCAGATGCTAGAATGGAAGCTTGCAGAAAACATGACAAGGCCAAATGGAAACATAACTAAAGTAAACATGAATTATACTTTGTGTGCGCCTAATTTATACCAAGGTCGTATAGAATCCTTAGTTAGTAGATGCACTAGCTTTGCTGATATGATACAATTGACATCGTTAAAACTACAACAAGTTATACAAAGAATGGTACCAGATGGTGTGTTTGTAGATGTTGATGGATTAGCTGAGGTTGATCTAGGTAACGGAACAAACTATAATCCACAAGAAGCATTGAACATGTACTTTCAAACTGGTTCAATTGTTGGTAGATCGCTTACGCAAGATGGAGATCCTAATAGAGGTAAAGTACCTATTCAAGAATTACAATCATCTAGTGCTAATGGAAAAATAGCATCACTAATCAATACTTATCAGTATTATTTACAAATGATAAGAGATGTAACCGGTTTAAATGAAGCTAGAGATGGTAGTATGCCAGATCCTAATGCTTTAGTTGGTTTACAAAAAATGGCAGCTAACGCTTCAAACATTGCAACTAAACATATATTAGACTCTAGTTTATACATAACCCTTAGAACTTGTGAAAATGTTTCTTTAAGAATTGCTGATGCTTTAGGGTTTGAGTTAACCAAGGAAGCATTAATGCAAAGTATTTCTTTAACTAATGCTAGAAACCTAGAAGAAATGGCTACTCTTCATTTATATGAGTTTGGTATTTATTTAGAATTAGAACCGGAAGAAGAAGAAAAAGCTATGCTAGAACAAAATATACAGGTTGCACTGCAGTCTGGTCAAATTTATTTAGAAGATGCTATTGATATAAGAGAGGTTAAAAACTTAACGCTAGCTAATCAAATACTTAAGTATAGAAGAAAAGAAAAGCAAGCTCAAGATCAAGCAGCACAACAGCAACAAATACAAGCTCAAGCTCAAGCAAATGCGCAAGCCGCTGAGGCTGCAGCTATGAATGAAGTACAAAAGCAAGAGGCTTTAGCTAATACTGAAATACAAATTGAACAAGCAAAGTCTCAGTTTGAAATACAAAGAATGGAGCAAGAAGCGTTAATCAAGAAACAATTAATGGCTGAAGAGTTTCAATACAATTTACAGCTTGCTCAAATGAAAAACTCTAAAGAAGCAAATAAAGAAGCTCAAATAGAAGATCGTAAAGACAAAAGAACTAAAATACAAGCTACACAACAATCAAAAATGATCGAACAACGCCAAAATGATTTATTACCTACAGATTTTGAATCTCAAGGTAATGATGGATTAGGTGGGATTGGTTTAGATCAATTTAATCCTCAATAGGAATTTTTATTAATTTATATTATATTATATTATGTCAGAACAAGTACAACAAGAAGGTACGTTTAAAATTAAACGTAAACCTAAACAATTGGTAAAAGACGATATTATTAAAGTCGATTTATCTAAAAAACAAGAAGAACCTAAAACAGAAACAGATGCCATTCAAGTCGGAAAAACAGAGGAAGTGGTTGTGGGCAAACAAACCGGAGATAGCCCTAAAGTGGACGAACCAGTATCAGAGCCCAGCCCGGTTTCTGAAATTATTGAAGAAGAAGTAAAACCTATTGAAGAAGTTGTTGAAGAAGAGATACAACAAATAGGTGAACAATTAGAAGAAAAAGTTATTGCTCCAACGCCTCAAGAGGCTAGAGAAATAGCTAAACTACCTGAGAACATCGAAAAAGTCGTAGACTTTATGAAAGAAACAGGTGGAACATTAGAAGATTATGTTAGATTAAACGCTGACTATTCTAATGTAGATAATGATACTTTATTAAGAGAGTATTACAAACAAGCTAAATCGCACTTAGATTCAAGTGAAATTAACTTCATGATTGAAGATAATTTTTCATTTGATGAAGAAGTAGACGAGGAGCGTGAGATTCGTAAAAAGAAACTTGCGTATAAAGAAGAGGTTGCAAAAGCCAAAAGACATTTGGAAGGTTTAAAAAGTCAATATTACGAGGAAATCAAGTTGAGACCTGGTACGACACAAGACCAACAAAAAGCTATGGACTTTTTCAATCGCTATAATGAAGAGCAGAACACAGCTCAACAACAACATGAAGATTTTAAATCTAACACTCAAGATTATTTCTCTAAAGATTTCAAAGGTTTTGACATTAGTGTAGGGGAAAAGAAATTTAGATATGGGGTTAAAAATCCTAATGAAGTTGCAACTAAACAATCGAATATTACAAACACAATTAAGAAGTTCTTAGATGATAAAGGTAATGTAAAGGATGTTAAAGGTTATCACAAAGCTATGTATGCCGCTGAAAACGTTGACAAAATAGCACAACATTTTTATGAGCAAGGTCAATCCGATGCTACTAAAGATCTTATTGCTAAATCTAAAAATATAACAGAAGATGTTAGGACAGCTCCTAATAGCGATGTTTTTATTGGAGGATTAAAAGTTAAAGCTATCAGTGGTCTTGATTCTTCTAAATTGAAGATTAAAACAAGAAAATTTAACTAAAAACAAAACAATTAATTACTATGGGACAAATTTCTCCTGTGTTTGGAAGCATTATACCTTCTCAATCACAATTGTTACTTGCTAATAACTACTTAGCATTTAACGCGGGTGCAAATGATTTTGCACAACAATACCTACCTGAGGTTTATGAAGCTGAGGTAGAAAGATACGGAAACAGAACTTTAAACGGTTTCCTAAGAATGGTTGGCGCTGAAATGCCAATGTCGTCTGATCAAGTTATCTGGTCAGAACAAAATAGATTACACATTGCTTATACGGCTGTGCAAAATCCAACTGCTGCTGCAGGTGGTGGTACTACTTTTACATTTGTAACTGGTGGAGCTACTGGTGTTCAAAATGCTATTTTTCCAAATGATACTATAGTTGTAATGAATCCTACTACAGGAGTTACAATAAAAGGTGTTGTTGGGGCTAGTACGAACAATGGGGCTTTAACATTAGCAACTATTACGTGTTACCCTTTCCAAGCTGCTAACTGGGATGCATTAGGAAATCAAGTTGCAAACCTTAAAATGTTTGTATATGGTTCTGTATTTGCAAAAGGTACAGTTGGAGCTACTGCTCAAGGTGGTGCTGCTGGATCTGTTAAGTCAATCCAACCTTCATTCACTCAATTCTCTAATCAACCAATTATCATAAAAGATTCATTCCAAATTAATGGTTCTGATATGGCTCAAATCGGTTGGGTAGAAGTTGCTACTGAAGATGGTACATCAGGATACTTATGGTATCTAAAATCTGAGTCTGAAACAAGATTACGTTTTGATGATTACTTAGAGATGTCAATGGTTGAAGGTGAATTAGCTGCTGCTGCTGCAGGAGTTAACTTCGCGGCTAGTTCGGTTAACGTACCAGGATTTACTGCTGCTGCAGGAGCTTCTGTTGCACACGGTACTCAAGGTCTTTTTGCTGCTATTCAAGCCCCCTTCCCC